AACAACTTATTCTACGACGTCCTAAACATTGAGTTTAACTTATGGTCATGGACTCGTCAAATGTGTAAGTACGGGGATTTCTTTTTGAAATTAGAAATCGCAGAAGACTTTGGAGTGTATAATGCACTTCCGTATACTGTATATCATATGGTACGTCATGAAGGACAGGATCCTGAAGAACCTACCAAAGTACAATTCTCTATCGATCCAGACGGTCTAGCATCATCTGCAGATCCAAACTTCATGCCTAAGTCTAACAAAAAAGTCATCCACTTAGACAATTACGAAGTTGCACACTTCAGATTAATCTCAGACACCAACTACCTACCTTACGGCAGATCATTCATCGAACCTGCTAGAAAGATCTTTAAGCAGTTGACATTAATGGAAGATGCGATGTTAATTCACCGTATCATGAGAGCTCCTGAGAAGAGAGTGTTCTATGTAAACGTTGGTCAAATTCCTCCGACAGAGGTTGAGCAGTTTATGCAGAAGACTATCAACCAGATGAAGAAGACACCTTATGTTGACCCACAGACCGGTCAGTATAACCTCAAGTTCAATATGCAGAACATGATGGAGGATTTTTACCTACCGGTTAGAGGCAATGATACTTCAACACGTATTGACACAACTCCAGGATTAACCTACGACGGTATTCAAGATGTTGAGTACTTAAGAGAGAAGATGTTTGCAGCACTTAAAGTGCCGAAAGCATACTTCGGGTATGAAGGAGACTTACAAGGTAAAGCTACTCTAGCAGCAGAAGATATTCGTTTTGCTAGAACAGTAGAAAGAATCCAAAGAATCTTAGAATCAGAATTAACTAAGATTGCATTAATCCACTTATACACACAAGGGTATAAAGGAGAGAGCCTTACAAACTTTGAGATTAAGTTAACTAACCCATCTATCATTTACGAGCAAGAGAGAGTTGCTCTAATGAAAGAGAAGATGGACTTAGCTTCTCAAATGATCGATTCAAAATTATTCGCTTCAGAATACGTTTACGAAAACTTATTCAACTTATCTGATGACAAGATCTTAGAAATGAGAGACCTAGTTCGTGAAGATGCTGTTAGAGACTTTAGAATATCTCAGATTGAGAACGAAGGTAACGACCCAGCATCTACTGGAGTATCTTACGGTACACCACACGATTTAGCATCACTGTATGGACGTAGAGCATCTACTGACAATAAAGTACCTGTAGGCTACGACGAAGCTAATCCTGTTGGAAGACCTCAAGAAAAATCTAGCGTCTATAATACGCAAGACGATCCTATGGGTAGAGATAGATTAGGTACTCACGATATGAAGGGCGGATATGAAGCTCAGAACGATAAGTTAAAAGAAGGTAACGTTACAACTAAATCTGTATTTTACAAAAACAAAGATCTTTTTGAACCTAAAAAGACTTTAATTTTCGAGAAAAAGCATCAAGATGATTCAAATCTACTTGATGAAAGTAACATTAAAGATTTAGAAAACTAACGTATATTTATAATAGTAAACGTATACTATGAAAATTAAACACTCAAAGTATAAGAATACTGGCCTTATATTTGAATTGCTAGTAAAACAGATCGCTGCAGATACACTGTCTAGGACGGAATCCCCTGCAATAAAGATCTTAAAAAAGCACTATACAGGCCAGTCTGCTTTAGTAAGAGAGTTTAAGCTTTATGAATTCATCCTAAAAAACAAGGGTGTTTCTCAAACTAAAGCTGAGACTATCTTAACTACTATTGCAGAGATGTCTCGTAAGATCGACAGAACAGCTCTAAAGAATCAGAAATACGGATTAATCAAAGAGCTTAAAGAAGCTTATAATCTAGACGAATTTTTCTCGATTAAAGTTAGAGATTACAAATCACTAGCTGCACTCTACTGCTTAATGGAAGCTCAAAATGCAGAAGGATTAGTTGACCCGCAGGTAATGGTAGACAATAAAACTACCTTATTGGAACACTTGACCGATGAAAAGCAAAATAAAGTAGACGTTAAAGAGACTATCGTAGAAGAATTCTCTAAATACGATAAAGATTTACGTTTACTTACGTATAAGATCTTACTAGAGAAGTTCAACGGAGCGTACGATAACTTCCTCCCAGAGCAAAAGAATATCCTAAAAGAGTTTATCACTGCAGTATCCTCTACAAATAAGCTTCGTAACATTGTTAACGAAGAATTAGAAAAGATTGCCGACACTTTAAGCAACTTATCCAGAACAGTAACCGATAGTGTAGTATCTATTAAGGTCACAGAAGTTGCCAAAGGAGTTAAGCTTCTAGAGAATACGGAAAAAGTAAACGACGACCACTTAGTTACGTTGATGCAATATTACGAATTAATCAACGAGATTAAGAACGCATGACAAAGAAACAACTCAGAGAAGCTTTAAGAAAGATCATCCAGGAAGAGATGGGCAATACAACAGCCGGTCTACCGGGATACCTTACCCCTAAAGCTTTTCAGGGTAAAAATGCAAAGAAGAATAGAGCCACTAAGTTTGCAGAAAAGTTAGGGTTCAAAGTTGTTAAGAGACCGGAACGACCATCAAGCACAAAATTAATCGACTACCGATGAAGACATTACAGGAAAAATATAACGCTATCCAAGAAGATAACTTCTCAAAATCACAGTTTAAAAGAGACGCTATTATGGAATGCGGTCACCTAGTGACACATTTTAACAGTTACGATGATATCGTAAACATCTTAACCAATAGAGGAATCATCTCAGAAGCTAAGAAAGAAGATCAAGTAAGTGATTACGCTCAAACAGACGTTAAACCTGAAGATCGTTTTGCTCCTGATGTACTAGATACAGCCACAAAGTACGAATGTGATCAAAAGCACGGTACATTAGACGTATCTGAAGAAGAGTATGCTAAGTGTAAAGCAGCAGCTATTAAGAACCTTGATAAGGACCTAACTTACTACATTAAAAAAGAATCAGGTCAATCTAAAGAAGGAGAGGTATCTGATCAAATGGAGAAGGTACAGGAAGTAAAGGTAAAGGTATCTATTCCCGGTCAAGACGAATTCGAAGCAGAACAGGGTAAGGACTACTCAGAGGAAGAAGCTGATAAGTATATTAAGAATGCTAAAAATTCTGGAGCTACTCCGATGAATACTACGTTCAAGAAAATTAACGAAGAAAGCAGCTTAGAGGATGTATTAGCATTAGCACAAGCATATGCTGAAGAGAATTATCCGAAATTAGATTCTGAAGACATTGGTGATTTCATTCAACTTCACGGTCAAGAGATTTTAGACGGTGATGATTTAGAAACATCGTTTGATAACTTTGTACAACATAACTTCCCAATAGACGAAGAAATGGACACAAAGGTAAACATTAAAGAAGATGTTTATGCTACTCTAATTGACCATTTAACTCAAATGGGACTAGATACCACAAATGCTAGATTCCTCGCCGGCCTCGCTAAACTATCAGTTAATGTAGGTACAATACCGGCAATTATGGGCCTCGTTTATAAGAACAGGAACAACCCAATGATTAAGAAAGGTCTTGAGAAGATTGATAAACACTTAACAGACGGTGACGAGGATATTGCAGAAGAAAACTTAAGCACACCAGACGCTGAAGACTTGTATCAAAACGATCCTGAATACATCGCTCAATTAAAAAAGAAGGAAGCTCTTAAAGAAGGTTTTAGAAAGCTTATCAAGAACGTAATCGAAGGATAATATGTTACTTACAACCTACACTCCATTTAAATCTGTACTTACCGAGAGTAAGGAGCAGCCTGGTGTATTCTTCGTAGAAGGAGTAATGCAGAGAGCTGAAGCTAAGAATCAGAACGGCAGAGTATATGATAGAAACATTCTCAAGAGAGAAGTAGAGAAGTATATGGATGAGTTCGTTAAAGTAGGCAATGCTTATGGAGAACTGGATCATCCTGAGTCTCCAATCGTATCTCTAAAAAATGCTTCCCACGTAGTAAAAGATCTATGGTGGGATGGAAACGACCTAATGGGTAAGGTTCAATTACTAAATACTCCTGCAGGTAACATCGTTAAAGAGATTGTGAAAGCAGGACATACTATCGGTATCTCTTCTAGAGGAACAGGATCGGTACAACAGACTAATGAAGGTACTTTACAGGTACAAGACGATTTTGAACTAGTATGTTGGGATTTCGTTTCCAATCCTTCTACTCACGGAGCATTCCTATCACCGGTATCGTTAAACGAAGGAGCAACACCGACAGTAGAGAAGTACGGTAAAGTAAACGATATTATTAGAGAAATCATTTGTGCAACAACATGCACATGTCAGTTATAATTAAATTAAATTAAATTAAAGTTTTATGAACACAGAAGAATTATTTGAGCAAATCGACACTCTATACACAGAGTTTAAAGAGAACCACGAAGCCCCTACTAAAGCTGCTAAAGGCAGAGCTAGAAAAGCTTTAGGAGAGATTAAGAAGTTAGTTACCGAATACA